GCGGCGAGCATGGGGTCAACATGGCTTGATGTGGGAACAGGCGATACGGCAGAGACGGCATCGGACTATACTATGACTGACATGAATAAGGATACGGGTGCATTAACTGTATTAAGTATGCAATCACTTTCTCGCAGCGTGGGCGATATTATAAATCTTAATTTGGTGGTAAAAAACAACGGAAATTCCAATGTCACTATCAGAGAAGTTGGAATTGCGGGCAATCCTACATCGTCCAATGCAACTTGGCCCGCTGTAAATTATACCTTTTTGTTATTTAGAAAAGTTCTTGATAATCCCGTAATAATAGCACCCGATGAAACATACAATTTCAACTATCGTGTGAGATTCAAGAGCAATTAACCAATAAAGTTTGCAGCTTTTCAACAGTTTTCCCGCCCCGAACGGTGATACGATAATGGTAGAGAGGTAAGAATGGACGTAGTAATTAAATTGCCACAGGAATTGTTCGCAAGGAATTACAACGGGTGGTGTGATAAACAAGATATTGCGGAAATTCTTGAAGCGGTCGCAAATGGTACACCACTTAATGCCACTAACCCCGATTGTCCTATAAAAGAAAAGGAGAAATAAGCGTATGGCTACACGGCAAGAGTTTTGTAACGGTATGAACAAGCTGTATGAAGACCACGGGATGTACGTTGGTACAGGCAACGGTGAACGTACTCTTGATGTGGCGGGCAAGTTCTTTGAAATGGAAGAAAAATATGCCCGTAGGGATAAATACGGCAACCCGCTTTGGTACACCGATACCGCAAGAGACTATGAATACCTTGCAAAGTGCTACCGCAAAAAGTGGGATATGTCGAAATCCCGTGCCGCTGATTGTTCTGGCGCAGAGGTAGCGGTTTTGCGTGACTTGGGTATCATATCTAAAAATGCCGATTACAACTGCCGTACCTTCATGAAGAAGTGTAACGAAGAGGGCAAGTTAGTACCTCTGAAAGCACTTCAACCGGGAGACGTAGTATTTGACAAGGAAGAAAAGCCTACACATATGGCTACCTATGTAGGCTATGTCGATGGCGAAAGCGATATGGTAGTTGAGTTCAAAGGTCGAGACGATGGTTGCGTTCGTAGAAAGTTAAGCGAGGGCGGTTGGGCTATAGGCGGTCACTTGCCCGACAAATGGTTTGAGGATGATGTTATGGTACTTACAAGAGTTTTGAAGTATATCCCCGAAAACTTAATGCGTGGGGATGATGTTAGACAGGTTCAGATGCAGTTACAGCTTGCGGGTTATACGCCCGGTGTAGCTGACGGTGCATTTGGCAAGAAAACAAAGATCGCTGTACAGGCATTTCAGCTTGACAATGGACTTACAGCAGACGGAATAGTAGGCAAAAACACAGCGATGGCATTAGGCTTCGCTTGGGAAGGTTAAGCAAAGGTAGGTGGTGGATATGGAAATCGTAATAGCAATTCTTGGAAGTGGCGTTATTTCTACGGCGATTAGCTGTCTGTTTCAGTTACACAGCGACAAGAAAAAGAAGTTGGATATGTTCGAAAACGGCATGAGTCTACTTCTCTTGTCAGCTATGAAGACACAGGGCAAGGCTATTCTCGCAGACGGTACAGTTTCGAAGAGCGATTATGACAGCTTTTGCGCTACCTACGATGCCTACAAGTCTCTTGGCGGTGACGGATGGGCAGACGGTATCAAAAAACAAGTAGATGCTTTGGAAAAGACTATTGATGAATAAGGAGGATATGAACATGAAACTTTCAAACAAGGTTTATGACATTCTGAAATTTATCGCCCAGATTCTTTTACCCGCTCTTGGTACTCTGTACTTCGCTCTTGCGGGTATATGGGGTTTCCCTTATGGCGAACAGATTGTAGGCACGATCACAGCCATTGATACGTTCTTGGGTGCGCTGTTGGGCATTTCAACGTATCAGTATAACAAAGAAAAGAGTAGCCTATGAAAGTGTCGGAGTTCACGAAGCCGGAGCTTGATAAATTTAGGTCAGAGTGCAATTTTACTCCCCTTGAACGCCAATGTTTTGATTTGAAAGCCAAAGATTGTACTAACATTGAATTGGCTTTAAAACTAAATATTTCCGAAAGCACCGTGTCAGTAACTATGCGTAAGGTTCGGAGTAAGATCACGAGACTTTTAGAATGGAGCGATTGATTATGTGTGATTGCAACGTATGTGATAAATGCCCCTTATTCCCGGAAAGCCACACAACAAAAGAATGGATGGAGCTACCTGACAAGGTATCTGTCAAGAACAAGTGGTATGTGGTTTCGGACTATCGGACAGACAATGATATGGATATTCCCCGTTTCAAATTCGGGGACGGGGTTACTATGATTTCTAAACTCCCGTTTGTTACTGCTGCCATTACCGATAATGACGTTGCGTTATGGGATGATAACGCTATCGGCAATACAGAAACGTAACAGTTTTTCAACAGCTTACTAACTACATTTTCCCATTTTCCCACACTTTTCTTTGAAAGAACCTCATACGTTGAGGTTCTTTTATTATGCCATAATTTAATCACGCAAGGGAGGGGATAGAAGATGCCTTATGTTTATGAAAATGTGAACCCGAAGAAAAGAACTGTCGGGGATTGCGCTGTCAGGGCGGTGGCTAAAGCGTGTGGCTTATCATGGGATAGTGCCTATATCGAATTATGCGACATGGGCTTACACATGAAGAATCTGCCGAACGCCAACGAAGTATGGGGCGCATTTCTTAAATCTATGGGGTTTGTAAAATGTTCTGCCCCTACTTGCCCCGAATGTATGACCGTAAGAGAATTTTCGCTTGACCATCCGCACGGGATATATGTTGTAGGTACAGGAACGCACGTTGTCGCTGTGATTGACGGTGATTACTATGACATATGGGATTCCGGGGATGAAATAGTGGCTTTTTATTGGAAGGAGGTTGAGTTATGACATATCCGAATTATCCTTACAGTAACTATGGGTACAATCCCCCATATATGCAGAACACGCAGCAGATACAGCAGACACAGCAGAACAGCATTGTCGGGGTATCGAATGAGAATGAAGCCCGGATGTACCCTGTCGGTATCAATACAAGCGTGACGTTTAGGGATGAATCACAGCCGAACACATTTTACACAAAGACGATGGGTAGTAGTCCGTTAGACAGCCCCACGTTTGAGTGCTATCGGCTTGTTAAGATTGACGGCGTTTCTAATGGGTTACAAGCCACAGAAAAGCCCTCAAAGGATAAAGACATAGATTTATCTGCCTACGCACTTAAAACGGACGTAGAGACCGTTTTAGGACTTATAGAGGGCGTACAGAATGACATAACGAAGCTGAAAGACAAATTCAGAAAAAGAATACTGAAAGAGGTAGAGGATGATGAATAATCAAATGCTGACAATGTTACAGCAGTTAAGGTCTAACCCGATGCAGATATTATCAAAGAGATTTAATCTTCCGCAGAACTTACCCAACAATCCGCAAGACATTATACAGCATTTACTTAACACCGGGCAGATAAGTCAGGCACAGGTCAACAATGCTATGCAGATGAAAAAACAGTTTTTCGGAAATTAAAACTCATTATTTGCATTATTTGTGCAAAATCGGCAATTAAAATGCCGAAATTCAACAATGACATAGAGGTAGCGCACCTTTATATAACGGACTATCTGACGCGTGGATAGCCCCTAACCTAAAAAATCTATAGGAGGTACTTTTTTTATGGCACTTGAAGAAAGTAACGGCAGCGGAAACGGCTTTTTCATGCCTGTAGCCCCCGCTTATGGCGGTGGTAATGGCGGTTTCGGCGGTTTCGGCGGTGATGGATGGTGGATAATCCTTCTGCTCCTGTTCGCAGGCGGCGGTTGGGGTAACGGCTTCGGCGGCGGCTTTGGCGGCGGCAATTACGATTTCCCTTGGCTCCTGACCGGACAGCAGAACATCAACACCAACACCAACAACGGATTCCGTGACGCGATGATTAACGATAACATCACATCGGTACGTGATGGCATCGCATCGCTCAGT